ATCGTGGTCGGAACCCAGATGGTGTAAACAACACCTTCGTTATTTGATGTATTAGGATCATTACCCGGACCAGATGATGGTGCATTAGCCGAAGTATTAATTGTGGGAAGCGTAAGAACCACGTTAGAAGCCAATGTGCCGCCAACAGAGATAATTCTGCCGCCATGAGCTACGGGGTTTAGTGTGGTGCTTGCTGTGATTTCTACAATGGTGGACGGGCCTTGCTGATAAATGCCGCCCAGTGAACGGATAGGACCGTCAAAGGTAGTAATTGCCATAATGATTCCTTATGCACAAGTCGCTTGCTAATCGGTGCATCGTCTGCTGGGACAGTTTAGCAAGCTGGTTTCCCAGATAAATGGTTTATATCAGGTTATTTGGGGTGTGTCAATAAGTTTATTGGATTTCAAAAGATTTTCTTGTCTAGGTATTACACGCAAATTCCAAGGTACATGCAGACCACATACAACCTCAGAACGCAAAGGCACAATATGATCGACAACATACTGCTCCCCCGTAGTTTTGGTCATAGTTATAGCAATTTGGTAGAGTTGACGTATTTCTGATTTCTGCTGCTTTGAAAGCCATTTTGGAGTGGCTTCCCTGTGTTTACGTCTGCGTGCTTTTGTATCCGCACGTACCCAAACCGTATTTCTCTCCTTCCAAGCTTTTTGGTAGACACGTTTTACTTCTAACGGCCTAGTAGCAGCCGCTTGAATTACTTGCTCTTTATTTGCTTCGTACCACTCGTTCTTACGATCCTTAACATCCTCACGCTTGTTGTACTCACGAAAGTAATCAGCACGTTTCTCAGCGGCTTGCTGCCACTCCACCTTTAAACACTCAACACACGCGCCCTTGGTCTTGCGAGGGGCTATATGGCCGTGCTTGCAGGGTTCTCCAGTGAAGTAGTACTTGGCACCTTTGTCTTGCGCTTCTTTACGAGTTTTGGGTAGGTTTGTGGTATCCATTTCATCTCCTGTGACTTAGTAACAGGGAATATACCACAAGTTTAATAAAAAACAAAAAACCCCGCCGAAGCGGGGTTCTCTGCGCTAAGTGCTTGATTTTGCTTAGGCTCCGGACGAACCGTAGATGCCAAGCGGATCAGAAACCCCGAACGAGTACCTTTCACGAGCCTTGTAGCGAACGTTTCCGGTGTCGAAGTCTCCATCCATTGAATTTTGTAACGGTGTACGTACAAAATGCTTCAGGCCATTAGGAACATCGGTTGTCAAAAACCAAGCGTTTGTATCGGTCAAGAAGTGATTAACCGTGTAACCCTCGGGAATCGAACCGTTGTTCTTCAGGGCGTTGATGTCGTTGTTGTTAGTACCGACACGGAGTTCGGTTTCCAACAGGCGGGTTGCCACGAACATCAAAGCAGGAGGAACGATAAGCTTGCGGGGTTTAGCAGCAATCAAAAGTCCACGTTCATCAGTCCATGCAGCAATCTGAATCACTGCATTTTCCAACGAGGTTTCGTTAAGATCCACGCCCGTAGCGGTCGTGTTGCTGTTTACACCACCAGAAACCAGCGGATGTGCTGTTGAAAACAGAGGCTGACCATCACCGTAAGTCACAGTAGCGGCAAACCCGTTGTTCAATACAGCAGCAGCTTTAACCTGCTTGGTGTACGCCATAGACCGTGCAAGGGCTTTTGTATAACGAGCAGACAAGCTGTCGTACAAATTATCTTCAATCGCTTCTTCAGTGATTGAAAAGCCGTATGCAATGGTTTCGTGCGTATAACGAGCAGTCCAAGCTTCTTGCGCGTTGTCATAAGCAATTGCAGCACCTTCGTTCTTCACAGGGGCAGCAGTAAAGCCTGACAGCTTGGTTTCCTCTTCAAATGAGCGCTCGGAAGTCTCCGTTTCGTAGATCTCCTTGTGCTCTTCGCCATACTTTGCATACTCCAGACCGAACAGGGCGTTCAGGCCGGGGAGCAGCTCTTTCAGTAGTTGTGCGCGTGAAATAGCCATTTAAGTTTCCCCTTACAGTCCAACTGGGTTGTTATAGGCATGACCGCCCGTAAGAACCGTGGTTGTCGTGGTTGTCGTGGTAATACCGCCTGAACTTGTTGACGTGGAGGTTGAAATTGCGTGTGGCGCGTTGAATTTCACAATCACTTCTGGGTAGTACACCGTACCGCTATAGGTAAATGCTGTATCGGGGACAACATCAACAACACGCAACGGTAAAGTTGCTGTTACTGCGCCTGAAGCAATATCTACTGCATAACGCGAATCACGAGTTGTCGTATTCAAAGTGTTTGCCACCATGGACACGTTTAAACCAACATCGGTATAGGTGAAACCAGAGGTTGTTGAAACAACCGTCGTTGCACTTACGCCGCAGACCTGAAACAACTGATCCGGATCTTCGCAGATGTAAGCAATGATGTTGGTATTGCTTGCAACTGCTGTGCCGGAAATCCAAGCCTGTGAAAAGGTTGGTTGACCTGTTACGGATGAAACAAACGTCACGCCCATGAACACACCAGCAAAACCAGTGGTCGGGGCAGCAGTCGTTTCTGTACAAACAACAACGCATCCGTTGCTGTCAAACTTCACAGGATCACCAAAGCCAATTGAGCTTGCGCTGGATGAATAAATCCGGCGCTGGCGAGTGGCTCCGGCAAATACCTGACCGCCGATCAAATTGATCGGACGCAGACCGTATGGGCCTGAAATAGTCGGGTAAGCCATTTGGAATTACTCCTTAGATTGTTGATTGCCGCGTCCGAATGTCACCGACGATTTACGCTCTGCAAACAGAGGCATACGTGGATCGTTCTCGCGCATAAAGTTGTTGTCAACAGAACGCATTTGAGCATCAGCCTGCTTATGATAAAAGTCATTGCGTTGCTCAACGAACTCCGTTGGGGTTTTGCAAAGCATCAGGCCACCGACAACAATGTTGTCCTTGAAACGCTGGTTGTCGTTATCTAAATAACCAGAAATCTCAGGATGGTCTTCAGCCTTAACAGGCTCCCAGCCTTCACGTAGTTTAGTTGACACATTACGGGGATCAGATTGACCCATCATAGAAACGCGAATCCAACGATATTTATACCCTGGCTCTGGAGCGGGGTCAGGCAGCAGTGTGGGAGGTGTCCAACTGCGAGGACGCTCAACAGTTTCACGAGTATCCGATTCACGTTTTCCGCGATTTTGGGTTTCAGCAGCCAATTTATTCTCAGCCATTTTGTGTCATTCCTTCCGCCACTTTCCGGGCATATAATTCAAGGGGAATCTTCAACTTCTTAGCAAGTGCAACCTGAGTTTGCGTTAACGTGATTTTTTTAGGTGCAACGTTTCGGCTTGCTGGGGCTACAACATTACTGCTTGTCCGTTTTGGTTTCTCCTCGCCAGAAAAGCTTTCGGGAAACTTACTACGCACGGTTTTATTGATCTTCTCGTAATAGTCATCCGAGGTTGGATCAACGCCTTCTTCAACCAATTGTTCGTGCAGTCCCAAAGTGAAGGCAGTCATAAGCCTATTTCTCCCAAACCACTGATTTTCTTCACGCCACGCAAGCGCTTTGGGATCGGCTTTATTCTCTGGAACGGACTGTGGTTGTATATTTACAGGAAATTGGCGTTCTTGTAAAGGGGGTGGCCTAAAATTTTCTACTTTATCCAAACGAAGTTTGGCTTGCGTCATTTCTTCTTGGGCAGCAATAATCTGATCAGCGTCCCCGGCATCATATGCAGCCTTGTATTTAGACCGCGCTTGTTCTAGTGCAAACTCAGCGTTTTGCTTAGCCGTACCTACAAGAAGCGTAGTGTGATCCCCAAGATTCTTTTTAAGGCTGTTATTCTCATCAATAATGTGTTGAGCAAACCTTAAAGCCTCTTCCCGTTCACGTAAGGCGGCTTCTTTAGCCCGACGCTCATCGTGGTATCCGTGCGACAGTTTTTTAATTCGCTTCTGAACACTCTCATCATATTTGGAAAGCTCATCGTCGGTTACTTCACCAACTGGCTCTTCAAGTGGTTTACGCCCTTTATCTGGGTTAGGCGTATCGTCAACCACTTCAATCTCAAACTCAACAGCATCGTCCTTAGCTTGTTTTGTTTGTTCGGAAACTTTTTCATCAGGGAATTTAAATTCAGTTTGGTCCATATTTTACCTCATGCACGTTGGATACCACGGGGGTCTTCGACCACCGCTTCAACGGAATCATCGTTAATAATCC